CTTGCTGCCAAGCAGCAGTATGAGAAGACTCCTACCGTCGAGTTGCAGAAAGAAATCTCTCGCTGTAACAACATTCAGATGGCAAGGAAGATCCAACTCAACTCCGCTTATGGTGCTATCGGCAACGAACACTTCCGATACTACCGTCTGGAGATTGCAGAAGCGATTACAACGTCAGGTCAGTTGTCTATCCGTTGGATCAGTAACAAAACCAATGCATATCTAAACAAGATTCTGAAGACAAATGATGTTGATTACGTTATTGCTTGCGATACCGATTCTATGTATCTTAACCTCGGTCCTTTGGTCGAGGCTGTATTCAAGGGACGAGAGACAAATGATGAAATCATTGTTGGGTTCCTTGACAAGGTGTGTCAGGTGGAATTTGAAAAGTTTATTGAAAGTTCTTACCAAGAGCTCGCCAATTATGTTCGGGCATACGAACAGAAGATGAAGATGAAGCGGGAGAATATCGCTTCAAAGGGTATCTGGACTGCCAAGAAACGCTATATCCTCAACGTCTGGGACAGTGAGGGTGTTCGTTACTCCGAAGCCAAGATGAAGATCTGTGGCATGGAGACTGCACGTTCATCTACGCCAGCATTCTTCCGCAACAAGCTCAAAGAAGCATACAAGATTATCATCAATGGTTCTAATGATGATGTCCTTGAGTACATCGACAAGGTAAAGACTGACACTCGTAAGCAAGAGTATGCAGATATTGCTTTCCCTCGCGGTGTAAACAATCTGGATAAGTATCGTAGTCATACTGACATCTATAACAAGGGAACTCCTATCCATGTTCGTGGTGCCCTGCTCTATAATCATTATGTGAAAAAGCATAAGGTAGAGCACAAGTATGCTAAAATACAAGAAGGTGAAAAGATCAAGTTCTTGTACTTGAAAGAACCAAATCCTATTGGTGAGAATGTAATCTCATTCATGGGTCGTATCCCTACCGAGTTCAATGTAGAAAAGTACATTGATTACAACCTACAGTTCGACAAGTCGTTCTATGAACCTCTTAAGAACGTATTAAATTGTATCGGTTGGGACAGCAAGAAAACAGTATCACTTCTATCATTCTTTTAATATGGATTTTCTATCGCAAGTAATTAAGGATAGCAAAAATGAGTTTGCTTCTCTTGCATCTGATGGCATTGCTGCTGGTGACGTTGAAAGTTTCGTTGATACTGGCAGTTACATCTTTAATGCCCTGGTTAGTGGCTCCATTTTTGGAGGCATTCCTTCTAACAAGATTACAGCCCTGGCAGGAGAAAGCGGGACTGGCAAGACTTTCTTTTGCCTTTCTGTTGTTCGTAATTTCCTTGACCTTGATCCTGATGCTGGCGTCTTATATTTTGAAACCGAGTCTGCCATTAGTAAGCAGATGATTGAGAGTCGTGGCATTGACTCCAAGCGCATGGTGATCTTCCCTGTCAATACAGTGGAGGAGTTCCGTACCCAGGCAGTCAGGATCATTGACAAATATATGGAACAACCAAAAGATGATCGCAAACCACTGATGTTTGTGCTAGACTCTCTTGGTATGCTAGCCACCAACAAAGAGGTTGAGGATGCGTCGAACGACAAGAACGTTCGTGATATGACCAAGGCACAACTTATCAAGTCTTGTTTCAGAATCCTCACATTGAAGCTTGGAAAGGCTAATATACCTATGTTAGTTACCAATCACACCTATGATGTCGTCGGTTCTTATGTCCCTACAAAAGAAATGGGGGGAGGCAGTGGACTCAAGTATTCTGCTAGCACAATCGTATATCTCGGAAAGAGAAAGGAAAAAGATGGAACGGATCTCGTCGGAAACATTGTCAAATGCGAGGCTAAAAAGTCTCGTCTGACCCGAGAGGGATCAAAAATTGAGACACGTCTGTTCTTTGATGAGCGTGGACTTGAGAGACACTATGGACTCCTTGAATTAGGAGAGCGAGCAGGACTGTGGAAAAACACTGCTGGTCGCTACGAGATTGACGGCAAGAAAGTGTATGCAAAGGCAATCCTAAAGGACCCTGAATCATACTTTACTGAAGAGATTCTTGCCAAACTAGATAAACAAGCACAACGCGAATTTTTGTACGGAGCAGATGATGACGGAGAGTCTTGAGCAAACCATCTTAAGAAATCTGATATGCAGTGAGGACTACTTTCGCAAGGTAGTCCCTTTCCTCAAGAAAGATTACTTTCAGGAGCAGCATCAACAGGTTATCTTTGATGAGATTCAAGACTTCGCTGGGAAATATGATAAGTTCCCTACAAAGGAAGTGCTAATCTTACAACTGCAACAGAGAAATGACCTCACTGAAGAAACTTATCAAGCGTCTGTTCAACAGATCAACGCCTTCACAGACGAATGGGTTGACACCAAGTGGCTCACAGACGCCACAGAAAAATGGTGCCAAGAACGAGCAGTCTACAACGCCATCTTACGGTCTATCAAGATCGCAGAAGGAGGCGATAAGGAAGTATCAAAGGACGCGATACCAGGCATACTCCAAGAGGCCCTGGCAGTATCTTTCAACGAACACATCGGACACGACTACGTACAAAATGTAGGAGAACGATATGACTATTATCACCTTGAGGAGCACAAGATCCCGTTTGACATTGACAAACTGAATCTGGTAACTAAAGGTGGTCTACCTAACAAGACACTCAATGTGGCACTGGCAGGCACAGGCGTAGGTAAGTCTTTGTTTATGTGTCATATGGCAGCATCATGTCTATCCATTGGTTATAATGTCTTGTATATCACGATGGAGATGGCAGAAGAGAAGATTGCTGAACGTATTGATGCTAACCTTCTCAATGTAAATATCCAAGAGATCGGCTCTATCCCCGAAGACATCTTCAAGAACCGTGTCAATGAGATTGGTAGGAAGTCTCAAGGTAAGTTGATTATCAAAGAGTATCCTACTGCTGCTGCTCATACTGGGCACTTCAAATCTTTGTTGAATGATCTGTCACTTAAAAAAGATTTCAGACCCAACATTATCTTTGTTGACTACCTGAATATCTGTGCTTCATCGCGATATAAAGGACACATTGTGAACTCCTATACTTATGTCAAAGCGATTGCGGAAGAACTTCGCGGACTTGCGGTCGAGCATGACCTACCTATTGTCACTGCTACTCAAACTACTAGGAGTGGTTTTGGTAATAGTGATGTTGACCTTACAGATACTAGTGAGTCTTTTGGTCTTCCCGCTACTGCCGATCTTATGCTTGCTCTCATATCTACTGAAGAATTAGAGCAGTCTGGTCGTATCATGGTCAAGCAACTTAAGAACAGATACAATGATCTCACCTACTATCGCCGCTTCACTGTGGGTATTGACAGGGCGAAGATGAAGCTGTATAATGTTGATGACTCCGATGGTGATATCACTTCTGAACAAGAAGATGATACTTACGAAGCACTTGAAGAGATCTCAACCAAACAATCACGACTCGATAAATTTTCCCAATTCGTTATATGACCATTAATTTTTCTCGCTACGAAGAGTTTGTAGATGCAGTTACGAGTGACGCTTCTAAAGATTTTGTCGCTCTTGCTGACCGTATGGTTGAACTTGACCAGAAGGGTGCCAATATTGAACGACTTCTTACTGCTGGCGTTGGTATTAACGCTGAAGGCGGTGAGTTTCTGGAGATCATTAAGAAGATGGTTTTCCAAGGTAAGCCTTGGAACGACGATAATCGAGAGCATCTCATTATTGAGTTGGGTGATCTTCTCTGGTACGTAGCGCAAGCAACTCAAGCACTTGGCGTGTCCTTTGAGGAAGTCATTGAGACTAATGTCAAGAAACTTGAGAAGCGTTACCCTGGCGGATCATTCGACATCTACTACTCGGAGCACCGTGCGGCGGACGATCGTTAAAAAATAATTAAAAGACCTTGTTTTGTGGTGGTTTCCTGATAAAATATATATAGCAGCAACCACCACATGATCAACCTCCACGAACGCTACGGACACTACCTGAACAGCAACAGAAAACATGACATCACAGGTGAACGTGTCCTGGGTTACGGATGGGAAGATAATGGCAAGGACATTTGTGGGTATTATGTGCTCACTGAAAAACATAGAATGCTCTTCGATTTGTCTGGAGCATTACAATACAAGGAAGGGTGGTCGAGTGGTTTAAGGCTCTAGTCTTGAAAACTAGCGAAGTGAGAGCTTCCGTGGGTTCGAATCCCACCCCTTCCGTTT